TGATGCCGCCAGTGATGGCAACTCGTCCAACAGACCTACAACGATGGGATTTTTTGTTGCCGAGGGGCGGTTGGGTGGACACGCACATCCCGTTAGGTGACCCACCAGGGGTGACCATGCTTTACAATCTTCGGGTGAGCCGTGACGGCTTGGAAACTGCCCCTGGTTGGCTTCAAACTCATGTTCACAGTTTTGCCTCCAGTCCTGGGGAACTTAAAGGTATTCGTTCCGTTTCTTTGCCTTCGGGACTGACCCTGACCTTTGTGTTTTATCGCACAGGCATCTTTATGCTTAATCCCGACACGAATTCGTTGGTGGATGTGACGCCCACCCAGTCTTCCATGCCCGCAATCACCGACCATGCCCCTGATGTCGTTTACCTGAACGGGAAACTTTATACGGTGTTATCGGATGGCGTTTACGAGTTAGACCCCTCAGCAGCATCCCCGAGTTTTGAGCGGATTGCGGGGTCACCAGGTGGTAAGGCGATAGGTGTTTTGGGGTTCCGATTGTTAGTGGGGAACATTGTTGGCGGGACTGGCTGGGATGAAGTGTCTTACCGAATTGCGTGGTCAGGGATGAATGCGCCCCGCACTTGGGATATTGCCCAAACGATAGATGTTCCCAACTACGACCCAATTCTCCGCTTCCTTCCTTTTGGCGATGTCTTCCTGGTTATTACCCCGCATCGTTTTTATACCCTGAGTTGGACGGGAAGTGCCGTAACGCCGTTTGCTATCACTTTTGCTGCCCACATCCCTTCTGCCATTACCAACCCGTTGCAAATCCAGTCCGTCTTCCTTCACGATGTGAAGATGGTTGTGTATGCGTTACACGACGGCATTTATACTTTCTCGGGGCAAGAGAGCATTCTGTTGAATGCCAATATTTTCAACGCTTATCGGGAGATGGTGTCGCAACATGGAGTTCCGCTGATTGGTTACGACCCAGAGAGTGCGGAAGTTTGGGCTTATTGGCTGAGTGCCAACAGAGCCTTTGTGTATCAAATTCTTTTCCGCAGTTGGTATAGCCGTGATTACCCGTCTGGTGCATATCTTGGGTTGTTCAACACTTCGGCAAACCCTCAAGCACGGGTGATGTTTGTGCGCATGATGTCTCCGACACAGTTAGAATTTTTGAGGCTACGCAGTTCTACGGATGTTGACCAACGCCGAGGTGCTGACCCGTTTACCGCTCAGGTTATTACGCCTGTTGTTGAGGTGGGGGCTGTGGGTGGGTTGAAGACTACACACAGTGCGATAAATTGGTGGACGATTTTCGGGCAAAGGACGGAAGTGAGTGGCAATATTAGGATGTATGCCGTCGTGAGCAACAGTTTGCCCATATTGACCACGGAGCAAGATTGGGAGGAAGTGGGGATTTTGGCGTTGAGTGGCGAACAAGAGGAGCGAGGGTTCAATCGGACAGGTCGGTATATGCGGTTCAGGTTTGACTTTGATGGGCTAACGACACGGATGGTCTGGCACGGGTTCTCGGTCTTCTGGCGATAAAATATCGGTGAAGAGGTGATGCTCTATGTTGAAGGGACGCAAGATAATGCAGCATGTCGGGAAAGCCCTGCGGGGAGCAGGGAAAGCGGCTCAGCAAGCGGGATTAGGAGGGACGGTAGGGGAAGCCTTGCGTCGGTTAGCGAAGAGGAAAGGTGCAGTGAAGGTTGGTAGGTTACGGCGACGACAGGGGAAATCGTCAGCACATCAACCCATGACTTAGGATGGTGAGAGTGATGGCAGTGCGGCGACCTCGGGTGCGCCAGCGAGGCGCAACTTTGGACATGAGCCCTATTCAGCGGGCTTTGAAGAAGTTGACTTCGGAAGGAAGGCAACGCAGTCGGATGGGGAAGAAGGCGACAGGTAGAAAAAGTCCCCGCCGACGGATTGTGTCGCCTTCTCGGAAGCGTCTTCGTGCCTTGCGTCTTCCCACTTACTAAGAGAGGGGGTCTTGCATGACCCGTCGGGTTTACAACTTTGTCGTGGACGAGAGTGGGAAGCCCATAGAGGGGGTGGAGGTTCATGTATCGTTGAACCGAACAACCTACAATGACACGATAGAGGTGGCGAAGTTTGGGGTTTTGGCGAAGACGGACAGACGGGGTTACTGGGAAATTTCGTTACATGCCAACGACATTTTGGACGACCCCAACTCCTTCTACACGGTGCAAGAAATCAAAAACAATAAACACATCGCCACCCACTACATCCGTGTCCCTTCATCTCCGACTTACACCGAACCTATCCATATCAAGCAAATTGAAACTACTCCGTTACCCGTAACACCACCTCCTAATGTCGTTACAGGCATTGCAGCAGACAACAATCAATTCCTTCGTGGTGATGTTCGTTTACTGGCAGGCACTGGTATTCAGTTACAGCAAGATAACAGCGCAAAGGCAATCACAATTGTCAATACAGGTGGAGGAGGTGGTAGCGATGGTGGTGTCGGTGCTCACAACTTACTCAGCGACACTCATTCAGACACGCGACCCACACTTGTTCAACGAGGTATGTTGATTGTTGGGAGACTTGTGGGAGCGGTTGTAAAATGGGCGGGATTGGCGTTGGGAGCAGCGGGGAAGTTTTTGAAAAGCACGGGGACGGATGTCGTTTGGGGTGATGTTGACTGGACAGAAGTCCAAAACAAGCCAACAACTTTCCCGCCGTCACCCCACACGCATTCGTTAAGTGACTTACAGCAAAGCGGTGCAACGACAAACCAAGTCCCTAAGTGGACAGGGGCAACTTGGCAAGCGGGAAATATTGACTGGGCAGAGGTTCAAAACAAACCTTCTACTTTCCCACCGTCAGCACACACTCATGTTAAAGCGGATATTACCGATTTTGCTCATACACATCCCTTAAGCGATTTACAGCAAAGCGGCGCATTAACAAACCAAGTTCCTAAATGGACAGGGACGGCGTGGCAGGCAGGGAATGTGGATTGGACAGAAGTGACAAATAAGCCTGCCACTTTCCCACCGTCGCCACATACCCATGTTAAGGCAGACATCACTGATTTTGACCACACTCACCCACCATCGCAGATTTCCCCGCAAGGTTCGGGTAGTGGCTTAGACGCAGACACAGTAGACGGGCAACATGCGAGTGCTTTTGCTCCTGCTACCCACACCCACAACGCTGCCGATGTGGCGGCGGGGCAGTTTGGGGCGAACACGGGTGGTGGGGATTATTCGTTTCTTGGTAATGTCGGCATCGGGACGACGACATCTTCTACATATAAATTATCTATTAGGGCTGATGCGGGTGGAGTCCTTATACAAGGATTACATCAAGGAGGGGGTGTTGTTTTTACAATGGATGCACTAGGGCGGACTAATCATGGACCGTTAATCTTAGAACCTAAGTTGGGTGATGCATTGGGTGCTGTTTTTTGGTTAGATCGGCTAATGCAGCAAATAGCGCTTTATTAGAACGGTTTAGGATTACAAGTATGTCTGATGTTGCCAATGTGATAATTTCAAATGCTAATTTCGGCATTGGGACGTCGGCACCAAACAGCAGACTTCATGTTGCTGGTTCAATCTCTGTAGCAATAACCCGTAGAACTGCTAATTACACACTTACCGATACTGATTGCATTGTTGCTTGCGACGCTTCGGCAGGTGCTTTCACCATTTCGTTGCCCTCGGCGGTGGGGATTGCGGGAAGGATGTATACTATCAAGAAAGTGGACGGTTCTCCTAACCCAGTAACTATCGTCCCACATGGCACACAAACAATAGATGGTGCTTCAAGTTATGTTTTATCGTTTCAGGGTCAGTATGTTACGATTGTTTCCGACGGTAGTCATTGGCTTGTAATCGCCGATAACAATATAAGCGGAGGGATGCCATGGTGAGGTTTGAAGTAGCACGCTATGAGAAGCATCGTGACAAGGACGGCAACATCGTAAATATCTTGGTCGCCGTGCGAGTGTGGGACGAGGTGGGGAATGCGGTGTATCACGAATATTGGCTGAAGAAGGGTGAACAGGAGGGAGAGGACAACGAAGTAGCGATGGTCGTGGCGGATGAAAATAACATCGTGCCCATTTTAGAGAAGGTGATAGCGGAAGCGATGAAGCGGTTAGATGATGAAGTGGCAAACAAACCGAAGCCACCCATCATCGCTTCCGTCGCCCAGTGCCATGACTTGTCTAACAGAGTTCGTCTTCAACAGGTAACCGAACACTTGCAGCAGTTAAGAGAGAAGGAAGTCTACGATTGGGAGGTTTAATAAAAGAGGGAGGGAATAAAGGATGGGGAAAGCCCGTATTGGCACGATATATCGTTACCGCACAGGGAAATATGTCCGAGAGAAGTTAGGGGATAAACCCAAGGATGCGATTGGGTATCGGGTCGTTCCCGTGCCTGGCAAACCTGGTCGGAAAGTATTGGTGGCTATTCGGCGCAAGAAAGGTCCCCGAGGGGGACGCACCAAAGCCGTTGCCTTATTGCGCCATATCCGCACAGCAAAAGGGCGTCAATTGGCACGGCGTGCTAAAATTAAACAGGCACAACGACGACGAAGGAGATGATACGCATGCGTCATTGGCGGTTTATGGGCGGATTGTTGATGTTGGTATTCATCACTTTCCTGGCAGGGGTAACCCAACTCCCCTCGGAGGAGGAAATCACCGAACGGGTGCTGCACCCCTCCGTTCAGGTTGCCTACTTTGAGGGGATTGGGGGCGCAGCAGCGGAGTGGCGGGTCGCAGGGTCAGGCGTTGTTTTTAAGACGACCGACAAGAAGACTTACATCCTCACCGCTGCCCATGTCGTGGAGCGGGCGAAACGGGTGCGTTATGAGACAGATAAAGAGGGAAAGGAACGAAGAGTAGAGGAGTTTGAGGATGTGGTGGCGATTATTGAGCGGGTGCGGGATGGCATTGTCACGGGCGAATTGCGGGTGCGTTGTCGGGTGTTGAAGTCGTCTAAGTTGGAGGAACAAGGTGGGGATGATGTGGCGGTTTTGGAGCCTTACGAAGGCGATTTGTTCGTCTCAGGCGCAAGACCGCTCCCTAAAGGGAAAAATGTTTATGCTGGGCAACCCGTGTATCATTGCGGGAGTTTGCTAGGGGAATTGGTCAATTCCGTGACCTTTGGGGTCATCTCCTCAGTCGCTCGGATGTATCGCAACAAACCCTTCCTTCAATTGTCCACGACGGCGTTACCAGGTTCCAGTGGTGGGGGCATCTTTGTTGTGGATGAGGGGAAGTGTTAT